GATCGTCACGTCGTCGTGCTTTGAATGAACAGGAAACCTAAATGACCCGTCGTCAAGTACAAGCGAACCGATCACAGCATCAGCACCTAAGCTAGTTGGGTTGAACGGATAAGAATAAGTATCCCGATACTGTGGTGTAACTTCGACTGTAAAGTGTCCTGTGTCTCCATATTCAAACGATCCGTTACGTAGGATTTGCTTAGTAAAAGTACTAGTAGACCGTCCACCTCGTTCCGTAGGTTGCTTAAGAGTCTGCGTAGACAGTTCGAACTCCATGTCGTATTCAAGACCTACATAGAACGGATTAGTAGAAAGGTCTAGGTTTACGGTAAACGTTGAAGAAGAAGTCCTAGTAATTGCATGACGGCTACCTGTATCTGTGTATATTACAGCTCCTGCTGGGTCGTAAGGCATCGAACTAACTGTGGTAAGCTTGGTAGCACTATCGTACGAACGTCCTAAGCTTGAATGAGCTACACGTCTGTCCAACAGTATCTTATAGGTCTTACCGCTGTCTATCTGACTTGGAGACAAGTCTAAAGTTTCAAGGCAACGGTTAGTCCCGTCAAAGGTAAATAAATAAAGCTTAGACTCTAATATGCCCATGCCTAAGAACTGCTTAGTAAAACTAAACTTAGACCACGACGATTGTATCCTGTCTCTGCCTTGCCAAAAGTAACGGTAAATATATAAGTCGTTCCCCGACGATGGATAAACTACGATTGTATTCTCATTAGAACTACCAACCAAATCAGTAACGCCCGAAGGAATATAAGAAGGTACTTGTGCGGTTAGGTCGTTCGCATCGTAAGTCTCACTGTCTTTATCTACATAGTATTCGTACAAACCGTTAAACTCTCCACGTGCATAAGGAAAGTACAAGAAGTTAGACAATGCAATGGGACGTCCTGCTCCTTTCATATTGTACTCAGTTACAGGAGAGATGTTAACGGTCTTAGGAGTCAACAGCTCATTACCTCTTAAAACAAACTGTGAGTCTTCACTAAACAAGATAAGCTTCTCTTGAAAGGGTACAGCGTGTTTAAGCTTGGTAACTTTAGTATGACTTATTGAAACATCTATAGGAGCGGAATCGAGAAGAGTTTGAGTGGTTGTACGCCAAAAGTTAAAATAATCATCTGCTTCACTAAAGACTATAGACGACTCAGTAAGTACTCCAAAACGATTCTTGTAGAAAAATAAGTCTTTGATCGTCTCGCCTACAAACGAAGGATTAGGGTTTGTTTTAGCGTCTCCTGCTGTCTTTGAAGTCCACGAAGATTCTTGGGCAATGTAAGCCTGAACGGTAGCACTTGGTCCAACATACGTAACACTTGAAGACCAATCGTCTGCTTCTTGTATTCTTTCTTCTTCTTCCCAATAAGCAGCACCGCCTGTTGTAGCTGGTTCCTTGTTAGTGTTAGAAACTTGTAAACTTTTATAGTACTTACCGTTATGCCTAACGATGTCAGTAAATCTTGGAATGATTTCAATAGGAAGAGTTGATTTGTCAAAATCTAAAGACAACCCTTGTGACTGACCTGTCGAAGTACCGTCACTTTCCCAGCCGTTTGTTTCAACCCAAGAACCTTCACCAAAACTTTCGTTATCTTTGGTTTCAAAACCTACATAATAGTCGTCTTGATCTGAAGCAGCGTCACCACGAATCTTGACGCGGAACCCGTCGAAGCATTTAGCTGGTAAGTCTGTGATATATGCAACTTCCTTATAAACTAAACCAAGACCTGTGTCAGAAAGCTCGTCGCTAGTGCTTATCTTAAAATCTTTTTCATTACTGTGTTTTATCTTTAACACGTTGCCTTCCTGCTCAGTCACTATCGTTGCTCCTGCCGAAGAGATTTGTCCAGAGCTTACAGAAGCTGTAGCAGCAGTAGTGACTTTAGTTTCAACTTGACCGACTCCGTATGAGCCCGTATCTAAAAGCGGAAGCCATCCTTGGTAAGTGTAGTTTATAAGCTCAACGAAAGTTGCAGTTATCGGGTAAGTAGCCACGTCAGAGTCATAACCGCTTCCTGGGTGTGTGATGTTAATACTGGTTATCTTACCGTCTTCAATCACAGCGTCCCCCTTACCTCCTGTTCCTTTGCCAGTTCCTGTCTGTTCTAACGTTACTTCAACTTTATAATCTATCAAGTAAGACTTATAAGCCTCATCCATGTCTAAACCTGAAACTCTTGTAGGCATGATGTAAGGACCGTTTGCCGTCGGATTGCCTATGGTAACTCCTGTTAAATATTTACCTGCCGTAGGAAAAGAAGCGTCTAGTGCTGTTTTCAGACCTTCGGCAATGAGAGTCGAAGACGCGTTGGATGAGTGAGAAGTATGCGTAGTTGTTACGTTGTCTATCTTTACACTGTAATCCGTATCCAACGCCCCTTGCTTTACAAACACCAAAGCTTCTTTCTCAAGCGCCGTAGACGTAGCAAATCCTTTTTTAACAACGACCTCGTCGCTTGCAACAAAAGTTGAATCAGCAACGGTCAACGCTCTTAACTGAGTCATAGGAGAAGTAGCAGTGTCTAAGTAAGTTTGAGCACCAGTACTTATTGAAACTGTAATGTTATTGCCGTTGCCTAGGTTGTGAGCTGTCAGACTAGCTACTGAAGTATTGTGTCCGAACAAGAAAGCGTGTTTATTATCAGCGTCCCTTTTAAAGACATGCGTCTTCGTAGGAAGCGGATAAGTGTCAATAGCTTTAACAAAATCCGTATTAGGTCGTTTAGTAAGACCGTCTACGACAGAGCTTAAAGCGTTTACTTGATTCTCAGCTTGTCCTGCGTGTCTTAAATTGTCAGGCTGTTGCGATACCCCTTGGACGAGATTCGGAACGGACGTAGTGATTAATGGCATTACCTGTCGATGACGCGTAACACGTCGTAGTTGTCAAATATGGTGCGGTCTGCGTTTTCGGAGTCGCTGTCTACTGCTGTAGCTTTAGCGTTTATCTCGTCTCTCAAAGTAAAAGTCTCTATTTCAGGTGACCCAAGGAAACGGTTTGCAAACTTCCTAGCAGCTTTAATGTTAATGTAAGTACGGAATTGTTGTGGCAGCTCTTCAAAAGAAAGTTCAAAAGAGATCGTTACCTTAATGTCTTCGGTAAAGACGTCTGTATGGTTCTTCCTGTCGTACAACGTAGTACCACGCTGGACAATATCCAGATCAGTATGTTGATCGATGGGAAGGTCTATCTTAAGAGTGTTATTAGAAAGGGGAAAGTGGTTAGATGAGTTACGCACCATTGGGTATTCAAACTCGGTATTAAAGTGCCATCCTTCGGACTGCACCTCGCGATTAACTTCATCAAGTACGTTCAAAGCCGTTACGACGGATACTGGAAGACTGTTTCCACTGATCGTGTTTACAGGTGACTCGCCGATAACGCCAAGCATTGTGTTTACAGCTTCAAGCTTTGTAGTTAGTGCCATATCTAGTAGTGTTTATAATTATGGAAGAGAGGGGGAGCGAGGACAAAAACGAATAAAACCTCGCTCCCCCAACAACAACCAAGAAAAGCCTACTTCTGCAATTCGATAGCAGCTTCAGGACGGAGAACCCCGTGACCCATAGCGTACTTCGCAATGAAAAGCGTACCTTGACGTGAAATCTGATACTCAGACTCAGTAGCGAGATCGAGCAACTTCACAGTTCCTACAGCCGAAGGGTGAGCAACAATACCAATCGAGTTGGTGAAGTTACCGTTGTACCCAGCACCGCTTCCACCAAACACGTCGTTGGATGCAGCTCCGTCGCCAGTGGCGGTCGAAGACAAATCAGCCGATGGAAGGTGAGTTGACTTGTAGATGTCGATACCTGCAACTTGAGCAATAGAACCAGAAGCGAGGGAGCCTGAGCCGCCTACGTCCTTGTTAGCTGCTGAAGTTGAGACAACGAGTGATCCGCTACCGCCAGTGATGAGCTTGTAGTACTCCTGTGGACGAAGAACGCAGAAGCGACCGTCGGCAGGAATGTCGTTCTCGTCAAGTGCTTGAGCAGCAGTGAAGAGAGCAGCAACAAGTTCTGCACCTGTAGGATCGGTGTTGTCGGAATCGTCAGACCCGTCAGCAACGTTGCCCATGAGGTTAGCAGATACATCAAGTACTCCACCGTCTTTACCACCAGTGATAGTAGCAGCTGAACGAGCAGCAGCGATGAATACCTTTGCAATAGCAGTATCGAAACGGACAGCAAGAGCCTTACCCAACTCGTTAGCGTAAACGCTGCGGATGTCGTAATGGTTCTTTACGTCGTCGATAGAACTGAGGAACGTAGAAGCGAGAAGGACGTCGTCGATAGTGATGACTACTTCATTCTTCTTGATGTCGCTCAAGTAGCTGTTACCGCTGTCAGCGATGTTCTGACCTGGAGTGTAGTAAGAAGCGGAAGCAACGCCCGTTACGGGGAACTGTGCGCTTTTGCCATTCTCGATGGTTCGCATCGTGTGCAAGCTCTTGAAAACGTTGTTTTCTTCGAATGTCGTTAATATTTCGCCAGCAAATTTCTTCAAGAATAAAGCATCAACTGCTCCACTTGAATTAATCTGACCGACGCGTGAGGGAGTGGTGTCTCCATTAGCCATGATATAATGTCTCCTTAATTGAGATTAATGTTAGTGTGATGTTTGACCTCAACGCGTCGAGTTCGTTCGTAGTTATCCCGCGCACGGGGCAACGACTAATGTCGTCGAGTGATGTCGAAAGTGATAATGTCAGCGTCTACCTCCTGGGGTAAAGTAGAAACCTACTATAAGAGGATAGATGCAAGTTACGGCGAAAAGCGAAATATGTCCTGTTGTAATTGCCATATGGGCTTGTGCCGCTTGAAGATCGACGAGTCCCCATAGGAATGAGTTTCGACCTTCTCCGTCAATGTTTGTGGTTGTGAGTACTGGAACGCTTGGATAGACGGTGGTGAGGAGGGTGATTGTCGAGAGCGTACACATCCCGATAACAGCAAGCATACGCCTAGTGCCACGAACAAAAGCACCGCCGTCTCCACCATTAAGTGTTTCTTGAAATTTAAGTGCATAATCATTGTTTCTCGCTTCCCGTATCATTTCCAACTCGTACTTCTGCTGACGAGCATCGACCATAGCGCCGAACACTCCTTTTAAGATTGATCCCATCGCAGCGGAACCCCCGCCTGTCAGGAACAAAGTCAACAGTTCTAGCATAATTAAATATTGGAAACAGCAAGGCGTCGATCCAGTTCAGAATGATACGCCTTGTCTCCGCTCTTGTAGCGTGGGTCTTGCATAGCCCTGCTGACTTCTTGCATAGATTGAAAAGGCATTGTTGAAGTTCCAGTAGTGTTGCCAGTAACAAGCTTAGGTTGATTCCCGCCTTCT